AAGTCAGGATCAGCAAAGAGTTGCCGCGCCGAGACAGGATCCAAATAGCAGTTGTAGACCCCGTCGATCTCTGGCACCGCGTTCATGCGGAGCTTAGATACCGCATCCAGCAGGCAGGACATTGTCAACATGTCAGTGGCGGTCAAGGCGCCTGTCGTTGCCCGCTGCGATGGCCGGACAATCACTGAGGCATTGGCGGCGGTCACTGCGTTGCCCGCGGTTCCATCGGCGACGGCTACGTTGCCGGAGAATGTCAGGACGCCGGACACGCCATTGGGCGCGGTTGATACGTTGGTGATATCGGCAGCGACCCCGACCAGGGTATAGGCGTTGGCACCGACCGATACGGTCAGCGGATTGGATACCCCGACCGACTGCTGGATCCCGTTTACGAATGCGTTCTGAAAACCGCGGATATCGTCGACCGAAACCGCGGTGCCTGAGCTTCCCAGCGTGGTCCGAACACGTGTGTTGCCGCCAAAATAGGCATTGAACAACGCATTCCGTGCCAGCTCGTCCAGGCTACGTGCCGCCTGCTCGCCGTTCACATAGGCGTTTTGCAGGAACTGCGATGCAATTCCGACCCGGCTCGTAACCATGTTCAGATCGGTGGTCGCGGCGTAATGGTTGATCGAAATCGTATATTGCTCGACGCCCCAGCCAGTCGGCGTGAGCCCGTTATCGAAGTTTGTGTTGCTACTTGGCACGACAGGGATAGTGACGCTGGGCTTCAGGCCAGCGCGGGTCCTGGTCAGGGTTTCGCCGATGCCGACGGAAATCTTTACCCTATCGGCGCATGCCCGATAACCCAGCCGGGAGGTCAACGCCTGCTGGAATTCGCGCTCCAGAAAGCCTTGCTGAATAATAGGCTGCAAGGCGGCTGGGAAGTTCTGAATGCCCATTCGGTATGCCCTTTACAATTGGTGCTTCAGGATTGCCGCGCGGGCGGCTCGATATTCGGCATCGGTCATCTCCGTCGCCAGCTTCTGCCGGGGCGGTTGCGCAGGCGGGGGATTGGCTGAACTGGACGAAGAGCTACCGCCAAACAGCCATGGCTTTGCGCGCCTGAACTGTGCGATCAGCTCGGCTGCGTTCTTGACCTCGCCGTCCTGGCCGACTTGCGCGGCCGCCGTGTCGAGCAACTTCAGGCCGTCGAGGTCCACGATGCCGGCACGCACGGCCTCCACCTTCAACTCAGCATGTACGATGCGTGCTCGTGCGTCGTTCTCGGCGTCGGCAAGCCGACGCTCGAGCAGTTCCGCATGCGCGCGGAGTTCGGCGGCCGGATCGGGTTCCGGTGCGCCGGGCTTTTCGTGTTCTGGCATCAGTTGCTTTCGTCGGTACGCAGTTCGCTGGCGATTCGGTTGAGTTCAGCGGGGATGTCTTCGATATCGTAAGTGTCCGCGATGGCTTTTATGGCAGTCTCGCGGCTGATCTGGCCCGCGCCGGCCAATTTGCTCAGCGTCTGGGCATCCTTATGTCGATCATCGGACGTAGTCGGATACCAGTGCGGCCATTTCAATGACAGCCGCGCAAGCGGATCCATCGCGCCAACTTCCCTGCCCATGACCCGCAACCGGTAAACCTGCGAGGCTTGCAGCACCATGCGTGCTAGCGACAGCAATGCACCTTCTCCGTAACTGACCCGCAGGTTGTCGGCTAGCCACACCAGTCCTTGATTCATCAGTTCCAGTGCGCGGCCGGATTGGGCAGCAGTAAGCCGGTCAGCGCTGGCGCGATTGCCGTGAACACTCTCCAGCGCCAGCTCCCGAAGTGTTCGGACGTACTCGATGACAGCAGCGGCTGCAGTGCCGCCGATTTCCAACAATCGGGCGTCACCCTTTTCGCTCACGACCAGCGCGTTGCCGGCGCCTTTGACGATTTCACTGTCGATGGTAGCCGGTTCCTTGATCAGCAGCGTGGGGTCACTGCTGTACTTCAGGCCGCGACCGGCCTGGCTCAACTGATAGTCTATTTCGATCTGGGTCTCGATCGCCGTGCGGAACGTGCATGCGCCATCCGCCGGGTCGCCTGTCGAGGACGGACCGGGAAGGTTGCGGATCCAGACGATCGGCACGAACCCAAGGCTGTGCTGCACGCTTCTCGGTTCGTCAACTTGGGCACTGGCTGCACTATCTGAGGGCTGTGGCACGAACCACGTCTCACTCTCGGAATCCCACTCGCGCGTAAACCAGTAGTCGATGCCGGTATCAGCCACTTCGTACCCGTTGGACGCGAGCAGTTCGCCCGAAACCTTGTACTTTTCTGTGACCCGCAATAGCTTGTCCGGTTCCTCGGGATCCCAACGGGGCGTCAGGTGGGTGGTATCGAGAACGTCAAAGAAGATGCGTCCCCGAAGCACGCGCATGAGGATGGCCACGGAGCCAACGGCACCTCGGATCGCTGCTTCCGTCATCGTCAGGTTGAGACGGCACTCCTTGACGAGGTCAGCAAGCGTAGCGCGAATATCGCGGTCGGCGCAGTCGATGGTCGGAAAGTGACCTTCACTGAACAGCAACGATACGCTGTCTTCCACGATGACTCGGCAGAGCGCATAGCGAACGCTGGGGCGGCGGTTGCGAAGCGGGATGTATTCACCGCCGGCGCCGCGTTCCTCATGAAACTCGTATGGAAGCACTTCGTACAGTTTCCCCTCCAGCACCCGCTTCAGGATATCCAGCGTGCGTGCCCGTCCAGGGTACAGCGGGTCCACAGGGATCAGACGGCAGATCGTGTCAAACATGAGTCGCCGGTGAGTTTCCGTCCGCTCCTGGTGTCCTGCCCACGGAGTTCACCGCATTCCGCGGCGGACGAAGGGGATAAGCAGGCCACTGAAAACAAAGAACAGTGGCCCGTTTCTGGAGTGCGAAGGACTTCAGAAGCGGGACACTAGCGCATCAGAACTGGCAGCCTAATGAGGCGCGGCGGTTGGCCATTTTCGGTCAGAACCGTGAAGGCGCGTGATAGCGCATCGACCTGGTCGTCCTTGTGACCGAACGGGAAATCGCGCAGCTCCTCCAGGAAAGTATGGTTCCAGTTGGCGCGAACTATTGCGAAGTTGCTTCCCTCGACCTGAGATGCGACAGGTGTAGCGCGGGTGAGCTTGGATCCGGTTTCTCGTGAAGTGTCTATACGGTAGCCAGCAAGCTGGCGCGTGAGGTAGCTGACTTGGTGCTTTCCTGCTTGGCCGGGGTCTTGGGGCAACCCGATCGTAACCTCTCTGCCGTCGACACGTGCGGCATCCCCAATTGCCTCCTCAACCTGATGTGGCGTACCACGTATCCGCACGACGTCCAGTACGATGAACCGGCCCCGGTCGTCCCGGGTAAGCTTCAGGCCAGCGGTCCAGTCCGGGTCATGGCCGCCAAGTTCGGCGCTCGCGGCAAGATCCCACCCTCGTACGACCGGACCACCGCAGTGGAGTGGTGGTTTGTCCAGGATCTCGATGCGATCCGTTTTGAACAGACTTCCGACAATAGGTCTCGGCGATTGTTGGAAGAGAGCCGCCCATGCACGTTCGCCGATTGTCTCACGCTTTCGCTGCAGCGCAGCTTCGTCTTCCCATTCAGGCCACAGGGCGGTACCGGGTGCTCGTTCCAGCGGATCGTCTTCTTCCGCCAGGGCAGGTAACCGGATCATATCCCATTCCGCGGCGTTCTGAGCCAGCAGGCGCCCGGCGAGATCGTCCATATGCCAACGTGTCATAATCAGAACGACTCGCGCGCGTGGCTTGAGCCGGGTGGTGAGATCGAACCTGTACCAGTTCCAGATGCGTTCGCGGAGCAGGTGACTGTCCGCTTCGGCTTCCGACTTTACCGGGTCATCGATGATCACCAGATCAGCGCGCCGGCCAATAAGCGGGCCGCGGATACCAGTGGCGAAGTATTCGCCTCTCTCGCTTGTTTGCCAGTGCCCGGCGGCTTGCCGGCTGGCATGCAGGTGATAACCAAGCTGATCGTGGTATTCGCGCACCAACTCGCGCACTTGCCGCCCGAAGTGTTCGGCCAGGCTTGTCGTGTGCGACGTTGCCACAACCGAGCTGACGGGATGTTGAGTGAACCACCAAGCCGGGAACAGCAGGGACGTGTAGGTCGATTTCGCAGATCCCGGCGGCATCAAGACCATCAGCCGGTCGATGTCGCCTCTCGAGATCCGATCGAGCGATTTGAGCAGTAACAGGTGATGCTTCGCGGGGGCCTGCCCATCCCTTTGCAGGACCGATCTCGCCCAATCCACAAGGCCCGGGCTTTCCAAGGTCGGGCCCTTTCGCCGATATTGCGAAATTTGCGAGGAACCCGGCATCGATTGGTGGTCGGAGTTCCTGCCGAATGGTCAGGACGCCTGAAAGAAGTACAGTTCAGGATCCCTGACATATGCGTTCGACGACCGAAGGGGAGCTTGATCCGGAGGGCGACCTGATTGCGCATCGCACCATTCTATAGGGATAAATACCAGAATTTGGGGATACTGGGCAAGCGGAATCGGAAAAAAATCCCAGAACGATCGGGCTGGCGGCCCTGCCTGCGTATCTGCGGGATTCTTGGCGTGGGGTTCGTCTGCGCATGCCGTAGCGAGCTCAGTGACATGCTCCAGTCAGGCCAGGTCTTGTCGTGGTATGGTTTGCAGGGCCGCTGGATCGGCGAGGTCACTCCGACGGTGACCTCGTGCGGATCGCCGACGGAAGGGCTCATGACGATCGGCGAACGAGGTTTCGCCTTCGACCCCTTCCAGAGTACCGCCGTGGTGCACGGCGATGTGGCAGACGACGGCCACCTCAAGGGCAAGCTTGTCCGCGCCGGACCGGATCATCGGGACCTGTCGATCGCCTTCGATGCCGTGGCGTCCACGCCTGATGCGATCGATGGCATGCTTCAATCTGGCAGATGCCGCTGGACCGTCGAGCTTCGCCGGGGGTGAGTTGCGGCGGGCTTTGACGGAAAACTCGCGGGCATTGACGCAGAACTGACTGTTCCACTACTTCAACGGCCGTTCCGGACGGAGCACACTGGGCCCGTCATGCAGCAACAGGTAACTTTGAGGGCGCAATGACTTACATGGACACGCCGCTCAACTTGTGCGCCGCCGCTCAAGCCAGCGGGGCCGGACCCGGTGGCGCGAGCCGCGAGCCGCTGGTCCTCGTGATCGAGGACGACGAGGAATATTCCACGGCATTTCGTTCGGTTTGCGATTGTCTTGACGTTGCCGTCGAGAGGCTGGCGACCCGCGAGGATCTTCGGTCGGTCTTGACCCAGCGCCACCCAATGGCAGTGGTTGCGGCCATGGAGGCTGCCGGTCAGGACGGTTGCCATGTGCTGATGACCGTCGCCGCCTATGACCGGGATTTGCCGGTCCTGTTGATCACCGGTGACGACCCTGCGTTGCTTGGTGCAATCGACGCTGTGGAGGAGCTTTGGCAGCTCAGTTCCGTTGCGAAGTGGCCGAGACTCTTGGGCATCGGGCCGGTCGTCGACTTCGTGTTCCGCGCGGGCCGCAAGGGGAACTGCATGCGGCTGATGCCGCTTTGAGGCGCGCGTCAGCCTGGCACGTTAGGGCGCGATGACCGAAGGCGGAATCGCCGGAGGTCTGCCTCGCGCGATAGAATAAGAAGATTGAGCAGGGTGACTTCGCCTATCAGAAGTCAGCCTGCTTTAGCCAATGGGCAGCCCACGCGAGACCTCTTGCGCGCGGTCACGGCATACTTGCCAAAGGCTCGATTGGGATTCTCACCGGGATCTGCGATCGCAGCCTGGTAATCGGCCCAGTCGGCTACCGTGAAGCTTGCTAGTTCGGCGGTCGTCGTTGTGGCGCCCAGC